CGGAATTAACAAACCCCCCCTCAAAACATCACCAATCTAACCTTTTGCTGGTGCTTATTGATTAAGGCTAGTTAATGTTGGCTAATTGTTAGCGTTGGACTATCTCCTCACTACTTATTCCCCCCGTTTAATAAAAGATTTCTACGGGCTAATAAATAATTATTAAGTAATGGATAACTAACCCAATGGATAACCAATAACCGCCAATGGATAACCGCATAAATAAATAACCAATGGAATTAGGTTTGCCTATCTGGAATAAATGGCTCATGGATAAATGGGTGAATAAATAAATGGGTGAATAAATGCGCCAATGAATAAACCTAACCAAGCGCAATGAGTAGGCATCTCATATAGTGAGAAGGCTTATCTCACATATTGGCGTCATATAATACGACAAGGCAACACGCCCTAATTCCACGCTCAATTCCGTTGGTGTTTGACATAGGCAAATCAAAGCCCGATAATTAAGCCAATGGATAACACCGAGTTATCCATCTAAAAGAAACGAGGAAATAAAGTGGCAAAAGAAAAGGCAGTAAAAGAGGCAGTAAAAGAAAACCTAGTAATCAAGAACGAATACACCGAATTGATTGCAAGTGGTGTTGATAGCAACTCTCAGGCAATCCAATTCGTGCAACTTGTCGCAAAAGAAATGGCAAGTGGTACAACTGTTAGAGAAGTTAAAGCCTCTATGAAATCTCTATTAAAGGATATAAACATTAAGCCGATTATCCTTCCAACTCATGCCGAGGCAATTCCAACTGCTAATTTGATTATTGAGAAATACTCAAACGAAATCGAAGGGATTAAGGTAAGTAAAATCCTTTCACTATCTGCGAGAGTATTAGCAGATAAGAAATCAGCAGGTGCAAAAGCACATGTAAACGCCTTTAAGACTTTCGAAGAATTGGATACCAAAACCAAGACCAAGAAAGAAAGCCAAACCCGTGATGGCTCAACATCTCCAAAAGCAGAAAAGTCTAAGCCAATCGGTAATGTTGCAGAGTTAGTGTCTGCAATCTATAAAGGCATAAGCCAATACAAGCCAACTGGACAACTTGATGCAAAGGGTTTGCATGAGGCAAAGATGATTGAGGTGTGGATTATGCAACTACAAAACAATCAAGCAAAGGCAAAGGTCAAGGCGTAAATTATGCAAATTGACCCACCAAGAGAAAAGCCACAAATAGGCAAATGCCCAA